CGTCAGCTCTTCCAGCTGCTGGCGGCTTTGCTCAATGGCTGGATCTTGTCGCCCCGTGGCTAACCGCAGAAACTCGGAGAACCCGCCGCTGGTGCGAATGTCCTGCACCTCAAGGGCCCGCTGCGATGGCCGCGAAAGCTCAGCGTTTAGCTCGTTGCGAATCTTGATGCCTTCGGCGGCTAGGTTCCGCAATGCGTTCTTGGCTTCGTCCGGGTCAATCAGCCTTCGCTTGAACGCATCCCTGACCTTGTTGAACTCATCACTGATTGTCGCGGCCGGCTTGAGCAGGTTGTTGTCGATGCCGAGGGCCTGGAGCTGCCGCTGGCGGTCCTGCTCGCGGGCCGTCTCAGCAGCTTGGCCAACTAGTCGCAGCCGGTCCCTGGCCGCAGCAAGTGCATCAGCGTCGCCCGCCTTGCGGGCGGCCTGCAACGCTTGCTCAGCAGCGGATCGCTCGCGGTCAATCGCCACCAAGTCCTGGGCCAGCTTGATGCGGGACTGCTCGCCGCCACCAATGCCCTCGAAGGCCAGGTCCTGCGTTCGCTTGCGGGCGTCCTCAGCCGCCTTCCGAGTGGCCTCTGCAGCCTCTTGTGCCGCCCGAGTGTCGGCTTGCCGCCGCTCGGTGACTTGCCGCACAGCGTCGGCAAAGCGGCTGTTTTCTTGCACAAGCTGGGTGAGTAGCACGCGCTGGTTGACCAGATCGCCATTGGCTCGCTGGGCGAGGTTCTGGATTTCCGCAAACTGGGACACCAACTCTTGCGGCAGGTTGACCGTGCCGCCCAACTCTTTGGCCAGCCCGGCAATAGCCGACTGAGCGGAGTTGATGGAGTCCTGTGCGATGTCGCCGATGGACAGGTCAGGGATTTTGACCGCGGCCTGAACCTTGGCACCGAAGTTCTGGGCGGCTGTGCCGGCACGCTCAAAGGCTTTCTTGTTTTCCTCGACAACTGCCGTGGACTTGGCAACTGCTTCTGCAACTTGCTTGCTGGCGTCTGTCCCGGAAAAGGCATAGCTTGCCGCAGCGCCAGCCAGGGAGCCAAACACGACAAGCAACAGGCCCACGCCAGTGCGAGACAGAAGCGCCGTGATCGCGCCCGACAGCGCGGCCGTGGCGGCTGCCGCGCCGGTCGTGGCAATCGTGTAAGCCCCCAACGCCAACGCGGCAGCACCGGCACCTATTGCCGCACCCTGAAGGTTTCCGGAGATGAACCCCAGCGTAGATGCGACAACTGGCAGCACTGCTGTTGCCAGAGGAGCAAGCACGTTGTAGGCAATCGAAAACGCACTGCCGACCGCTTCCGCGGCGCGGGCTAGTCCGCCGATTGCACTTTCGGCCGACGCAGCAACTGCCGATATGTCCAGCCCCTGCAAAAATCCTTGCACGGCACGAGCGCCAGCTGTCAGGGCAGGCTCTAGCTTTGACAACACCAGGGCTGCTGTTTGTGTCACGGCGGCCTGAGTGCGAGTAAAGGCATCATTGATGCTTTCAACACGCTTTGCATCGTCGCCCGTGAGCTGACTGCGAAACGCAGAAAAAAAGTTGTCGGCGTCTTGAAGGTTGCCGGCCAACTCTTGAAACGTCGGCAGCAGCTGTGCGCCAGACCTGCCAAAAATAGAGACCGCAGCAGCTGCCCGCTCAGCTGGGTTTTCAATGTTGGTAATAGCAGTGGCAATCGCCTCAAACTGCTGCGACGCACTCAGGCTGGACAACTCGCCAACAGACAACCCGAGCGCCCGCAGCGACGCCGTCGCCTCCCGGCCGCCCTTGCTGGCCTTGGTGATCGTTACCTGCGCCCTGGTGAACGCATTGGCCAGCGTCTCGCTCGAGGCACCGGACAAATCCGCCGCCAGCTGCAGCCGCTGCAACTCGCCAAACGAGATGCCTAGCGAGCGGCTCAGCTTGTTGGTGGCGTCAATGCTGGCCGAGGCCCCGGCCGTGAACGACGTGAACGACGACGCCACGGCCCGCACCGCCGAGACAAACGCTGTGCCCAACTGCAAGCCCGTCAGGATTCGCACGTCGCCAGCAGTCTGCTTGGCCGCCAGGCCGAGCTTCTGCAGCTCAACCACGCCAGCGTTGATGCCTTGGGCCATGCCCGCAGCATTCGCCGTCAGTTGAAAGCCTACAGCTACGTTAGCCATCTTGGTTCTGCTTGAGTGCTGCGGCCAGGGCCTTGAGGTTGTCCACTACTTGCGTCGGGTGCTGCGGTGTCAGCGAGTCCACCGGAATAAAGTCTTCGGGGCTGGGCGGCTTGTGTTTGCTATACGGGGCCAAGGTGGCGGAGATCTGCATGCCAGACTGCAGCCACGGATCGTCGAGCGGGCGGAACCACCGGCTGTAGGCAATCCACATCGAGAACTCGCGTGAGTCCATGTGGTCGATTTCAGCAAGTGTTTTGTGGAGGTGCCCGGCCAGACGCATCTTGAACTGCAGCGTCGGACGGGCGTTCATTCCCCCGCTAGCTTTTTGATTTCCTCCTCAGTGAGTGCGTTGTGCTTTAGGGCCGCATGCCACAGCTTGTGCATCACGTCGCTGCTGCGACGCTTGAGGGCAGCCACGCCTTCCGGCCCCGGATACAGCAGCTCCCCCTTGTCGTCGCACAGCGTGCGTGCCAGCAACTCTGAGCGAAAGTCGGGAATGGCCTTGCCTTCGGCCTCGAGCAGCTTCAGCTCGTACGAATCGCGGTCGCCCACGCTCATGAGCCGGATGCACACCTCGCCGCCCAACTCGGGGCATGGCACGGTGATGATCTTGGCGTCGGTGGCCTTGTCGATTTGGTCTCTTGTCAGCGGCATGTCTTACCCCAGGATGTCGAAGCTGTAGCTGTACCGTGTGACGCCGTTGACTTCCGCAACAGCCGCCACGTCCGTACATACTGCCGTGACTGTCAACGAAATGCCGCCGCCGGAAAGGGCAAGCGACCCGCGGGTGCCATAAATAGCGTTAGTGGCACCACCGAGAAGCTCAATCTGGACTTGACCAAGCGTTGCTTTAAAAGCAACGCCCCGCCCCTCAGGCATGCCGCCGCCGTAGTTAAACGACAGGCCAACAATCTCTGAGAGCGTGGCCCCCGGAAAGGTGGCTGTGACACCGGTTGAGTAAGTCGCCACGGTGGCCTCCCGTGGGTGTGACTACGCCAGCTGGAACTCGGCCGAGCCACGCACGATGTCGTTGAGCGTGAGCGTGACGCTGGAGCTCTGGCACGTCGCAGTGGCCGAGACGCTGACAGGGCCGGTGATGGCAAGCGTGCCAGTGGCGTTCTGGGCAATCGGGGAAGCGCCGATGTATTCAATGGAAACCGTCTTGCCGGTGTCGCCGCCGGGCGTCCCGGTCAGGGGCCGAGACAGCGAGACCACGCTGGCCCCGGTCGTCAGGCCCAGATGGCTGGCGTCGATAAGATCCGCCCCACCGCCCGTGTTTCCCAGCGAGTAAGTGACGCTGGTGACGGTGTAGTTGGAGCCCGCAAACGAGAAGCCGACGCCGGTTGCGTAAGTGGCCATGTGCTCTTAAGTCTCCTGCCAGGCAACGTCAAAAGTTTGGGTGACTTGGTACACCGGTGGCAGCTCGCTGCCATCCAGTTGCACGAAGCCGTCGCGCTCGCTTTCCAGCGCCACATGCTTCACATCTACACCGTACGCAGAACCGCTCCACCCATCCAGATTCGCCCGCAAGGCGTCAGCAATCTGGCGGGCCTCTTCGTAGGTGGCGGCATACGTGTCGATCTGCACCGACACCCGTGGCACGCCAACCGGCACGGAGAGCGTTTGGTTCCGCTCGATGACCGACCGCTGGTACACGGCAAACGGCAGGGCCGCCGACACCGGGGCCACGATGGGGTAAACGCGGAAGCCCAGCAGTTGGGCCGTCACGGTGCTGGATTCGATGCGGTGCTTTAGTACCTGCTCGGGGCTTTTGAGCATCAGATTCCTCCTGTGCCGCCGGTCTGCCGTTGAAACTCACGCACGGCCTTCTGCAGGGCCTTCCGCATCTCAGCATCTAACGCAGATCGCATCTGCCCACGGGACGAATCAAGGGCCTTCTGGAGCGGCCTGCGTGCAGGCGACGGGCCCACGCTGCCTTGGGCAATGAAGTCGACCGGGTAACGCCTTTTCCCAGGCGTGAAGAACGGCCCCCTAGTCGTGAACGACGACAGGATGCCCCTGGCGTTGGCCGGTTGCTCTTTGACCGTTTGCGCCAGCGTGCGGATCCGGCCGCCCAAGATCACCCGGCGGCGCTTCGTGCGACGGGTGCGGCCTGGGGTTCGTCGCTGCGTGCCGTACTCGACCAAGTGCGAATGGTAGGCCCGATTCGGCCCCTTCATCACAGTTCCGCCCGCAAAGGCCGGTGTTGCCATCTTCTGACTCTTGGCGTTGGTCGGTCGGCGGAAGCCCACCACGATCACACCCACCGGCAGGCCGAGCTTGTTGTTGGTGTACTCCCGGCTAACGCTGGTCACGGCCGCCAGCAGGTTGCCCGTTACCTCGCCTAGAGAAGCCACGTTTCGACGCAGGGCCTGCAGGCCAGGCTCGGCCGCTTTCTTGAGCGCCCGGCGCTGGTACTTGTTCGAGATGTCGGCAGGCAAAGCCTGCAGAGCGTCGGTGATTTCCTTGAGCGGCTCAGCCGCAAAAAGCGACTTGGCCTTTTTGCCAGTGCCAAGGGCTAGCGTTATGGCCTGGCGGCCGGCGTAGGGATTGGCCACTAGAGCGTCTCCTGGCAGATGAGCTCGTGCTCGCTGCGGTTGTTGTGCTCCAGCAGGCTCACGATCTCCAGCGTGCGGCCACGCCACTGGAGCCGCATCTGCTGCGTCAGCCCGGTGACGTATCGCAGCCGCACCCGGTGCGTGATGCTCACCTCGAGCTGCCCGGCACCCAACGCCTCGCGGGCCGTCACGCCCTCCACGCTCGCCCACCGCTCGGCAAACGTCGCCCACGCCAGCGTGGTCTCGCCGAGGGCATTGCGGCTCTCAGTCGCCTGCTGGATCGTCACCCGCTCGCGAAGTTTGCCGGCGTCGATCATGTGCCGTACATCACCAGCGTGTAGGAGGCGGTGCCGGCGGTCGTGAAGACTGCGAAGCCATCGTCGAATCCATTCGCCAAAGACACGCACACCAATCCATCGGTCGATTCCACCGTCACATAATCATGTTGGCACCGGCACGGCGAGCCGGTCGCAGAAAACGCGAACCGCTTCGCCGAAGCAAAGTTCACCGCGTTGCCCGCCGAATCCTTGTATGCAGTAGGCGTGATGATTACATCCGAAGCCACTGTGCCAACCGTCCCCGTCACGACCGCCACCTTGCCGGTCGTGTACTCCTTGGAGTCATCCAGGCTGACCACCTTG